GGCATATTTTTTTCGGCCAAAATTCGCTCTTCTGTCCAGATGGGTCATTGAGGGTAACCCTCGGAATGGAGGAACCAAAATGACCCATCAGCAAAAAGAACAGATAACTGCCCTACGCTCCCAGGGCTATGGATATGCAACCATTGCAAAGGCGATAGGACTGAAGAAAGATACCGTTGTAGCATTCTGCCGTAAGGTGGGGCTGACCGGCACGAAGGCTGCAGATAACAGACGCATTGAACTGGACGCCGGATTCTGCCTGCAGTGCGGCGCTTTGCTTACGCAGACTCCCGGAAGAAAGCGAGTCAAGTTCTGCTCGGATAACTGCCGTACCGCCTGGTGGAATGCACACCCGGAAAAGGTCAACCGCAGAGCCATATACCACTTCACCTGCGCTCACTGCGGAAAGCCCTTCACTGCCTACGGCAACGCAAAAAGAAAATACTGCTCTCACGCCTGCTATATCGCAGACCGCTACAAAGGCGGTGACGGGCATGAGTGAGGACAAATTCCGTTCTGAAATGAGCTACCTTGCCGCCCTCTCCATCGCAAAGAATCTCCGAGAAAAGGGGCTTCTGAGCGAGGAGGAATATGCCGTAATTGATACAAATCTGAGGGCTGAGTTTTCGCCATCTTTGGGTACATTATTATCGGAAAATGACTTGATATAATCGGCTTTCAGAGTGATATATAGTGTCGGAAAGGAGTGATTTCATGCGGATTGTAAATAAAATCGAAGCGAAAACACCGCAGATGCCGCGCCGCAAAAGGGTCGCGGCCTACGCAAGAGTCTCAATGGAGTCCGAGCGGCTGCAGCACTCCCTTTCGGCACAGGTCAGCTTTTACAGCAGTTTGATTCAGAGCAATCCCGCCTGGGAATATGTGGGCGTATATGCCGACAACGGAATAACCGGCACCAAAGCCGAAGCCCGCGAAGAGTTCAATCGGATGATTGCCGACTGCGAAGCCGGAAAAATCGACATTGTTCTGACAAAGAGCATTTCCCGTTTCGCGCGCAATACCGTTGACCTGTTGAATACGGTGCGCAGGCTCAAGGAGCTGGGCGTTTCCGTACAGTTTGAAAAGGAGCGCATCGACTCCCTCACCGAGGACGGCGAGTTGATGCTGACCCTCTTAGCATCCTTTGCTCAGGAAGAAATACGCAGCCTGTCGGACAACGTCAAATGGGGTACCCGGAAACGATTTGAAAAAGGTATCCCCAACGGCCGCTTTCAAATCTATGGGTACCGCTGGGATGGCGATCATCTGGTCATCCATGAGGAGGAGGCAAAGATCGTTCGGCTCATCTACGACAATTACATGAACGGTTTGTCGGCGGAGACCACAGAAAAGCAGCTTGCCGAGATGGGCGTGAAATCCTATAAGGGACAGCATTTCGGCAACACCTCCATCCGGCAGATCCTCGGAAACATCACTTATACGGGCAACCTTCTGTTCCAGAAGGAATATGTGGTTGACCCCATCAGCAAGAAAAGCAGGATCAACCGTGGGGAGCTGCCCCAGTATTTCGTGGAGAACACCCACGAAGCCATCATTCCAATGGAGGTCTACCAGGCGGTGCAGGCTGAGAAAGCGCGCCGCCGTGAGCTTGGCGCCTTGGCAAACTGGAGCATTAACACCTCCTGCTTTACCAGCAAAATCAAGTGCGGCCGGTGCGGAAAGAGCTATCAGCGGTCTAACCGCAAGGGGAGAAAAGACCCTAATGCCAACTACACCATCTGGGTCTGCGGTACCCGAAGAAAGACCGGGAATGCGCATTGTCAAAACAAGGACATCCCGGAGCAGATGCTCAAAGATGCCTGCGCTGAAGTCATGGGACTGGATACGTTTGATGAAATCATCTTTTCAGAGCAGATCGACCACATTGAGATTCCTGCTCCGAATGAGATGATTTTCTATTTTAAGGATGGCCGCATCGTTCCGCACCACTGGGAATCCACCATGCGGAAGGACTGCTGGACGGATGAGCGCAGAGCCGCCAAGGGACGGTATGTGCAGGAGCATCAGCTCGGCCCCAACACTTCCTGCTTTACCAGCCGCATTCGCTGCGACAGCTGCGGCGAGAACTACCGCAGGCAGCGTTCACGGCACAAAGACGGCAGCTTTGATTCCGTATGGCGATGTGCGTCAGGCGGAAAATGCCAAAGCCCCAGCATCAAGGAAGATGCCCTCAAAAACCTCTGTGCGGACGCTATGGGTCTGGAGGAATTTAGTGAGACGGTTTTCCGTGAGCAGATTGTCTGCATTCACATCACGGCTCCATATCAGCTTTCCATCCGCTTCTTTGACGGGCATACCTTCGAGACGGCATGGGAAAACAAGCGGAAGATGCCCCGGCATACAGAGGAGCGAAAACAGCACATGCGAG